AACTCTTACTTACTTTACTGACTAACCCACTGCATAGCTTTGGGTCGGACAGTCCAACCATCACAGGAGATAAACGATGGCACTAACAGAAGAAACAGTACAAGACAAAATAGAGATCGTAGGCGACTTCAAGCACGTTCAGGTGCGTACAGCCACGGTCATTAAGCGTGACGGTGTAGAGATCAGCCGATCATTCCATCGCCATGTCGTCGCACCAGATGCAGACATCACAGGTGAAAGCACAGAGGTGCAAGCCATCTGTAACGCAGTACACACACAAGCGGTTAAGGATGCTTACGCCGCACACTTAGCAGCACAGGAGACACCATAATGGCTGTAACATACACATGGTCAGTACCAATGACAGAACGTAACTTGGCAGACGGTGGCATTACTGTAATCCATTGGCGTTGCGATGGCGTAGACGGTGATTACTCTGCGTCTAGCTATGGCACAACTAGCCACACACCAGATGCGGATGCGGATGGTTTCATTGCTTACGATAGCGTAACGGAAGCCAACTGCATTGCATGGGCGCAAGCCGAAGCAAACCAAGCGGATGTCGAGGCGGCGATTGCTGCTAAGATTGAAGCTGACAAAACCCCAACCAGCGCAGCGGGAGTACCGTGGGCCGCTGAATAAACCATAGAAAGGAAATCAAATGGTTGAAGAAAAAAAGACCATCACGATTGACGATGTAGAATACACAGAAGACGAGTTGAACGACACTGCGAAAATGTGCATCAATCACATTAACAGCTTAGAGCAAAAGATCGGCAGCGCGGAGTTCAACTTAGATCAGCTAAGAGTTGGGCGCAACGCGTTCGTAGAGATGCTCAAGAAAGAGCTACCAGACAAAGGCTAAAGCATGACCGCATACTACGTCCAGCCAGAGCCGAGCGCATCAGGCGGTGAGACATACTGGCTGGAGGGGTATGCGGTTGGCGATGCCAAGTTTGCCGCAGCGCAGTCTGACGGTACAAGCACAACACTTACAGCGCCAACACGCGTGCAAATCGCGGCGATGCTGTCGGAGGGCGAGGTTACTTCGCTATTCGGCGGCAACCGCGTCGTTGCTGCAGGCGTGTCGCAAAGCCCAGCATCTGCTACAGTCACTGGCTCAGTTCGCATCCGCACTGCGGGTATACGCTCTAGCAGCACAGGTACAACGCTTGTCGGCGGGTATCGTGTAAGGCCAAACGGCTCACTAAGCCAAGCCACAGCCACAACGCTAATCGGGGCCAACGCTACATTCGACGCCTACATTGTGCCGCGTAGCTTGTACGTCGAAGCAGACTACTGGGCGGTCAATTACGTTGACTACGCAATATCCTCGCACTCATCCGTACAGCCGTCGATTGTTAAGCCAACGGGCGCGTCTGCGCTCGCCACGTCCACGCCGCTTGTGTCTGGAGGCCGCATACGCACAAAGACAGGCGCAGTAAGCGTTGGCGAAGCAACCCCAATTATCGCAGCATCGGTCACTTACAGCAGCAATGCATTACTAACGCAGGCAACATCAATAATGCTTGCGTCGCTATCCGAGAAGTGGATTGACCTTGCGGAAGATGGCGACATCTGGACAGATCAGGCAGAAGACACAGACACATGGTCACTTGTCGCAGAGGCAAGCGGCACTTGGACAAACATATCTGAGGATACTGACATATGGACAGACGTATCCGAAGACACTGACACATGGGTTGACCAAAGCCCTCTAACATAGACGAAAGCTAAAAACTGCTGTATGTTAGCAGCAAAGGAGACATCACATGGCTATCACGCTAACAAAACCCGTAGTCGGCGGTTCTGACGGCACATGGGGTACAACTTTAAACAGCACACTTGATACCGTTGCCAACTATTTGGACGGTGATCTTGAGATCACTCCAGACCTGACGTCTGGCTCTTGGAGTATTAGCGGCACGGCGGTTACGGCTACGGCTGCACAGATAAACATTCTAACATCGCTAACAGCTACGGCGGCAGAGCTAAATTACACAGACGGCGTAACGTCTAACATCCAGACGCAGCTTGATGCAAAGGCGGCGACTACATCGCCTACGTTCACAACAAAAATCGTAACGCCAAAGGTTGAGTTCTCAAACTGGACAATTACGGAAACGGGTGGCGTTTTATACTTTGCGACGGGCGGCGTAGATAAAATGAAGCTAGACGCTTCTGGAAACCTTACAGTAGTTGGTGACATCACAGCATTTGGAACGATCTAATGGCGCTACAATCATCTGGCAACGCAATTAGTTTTAGCGACATCCAGACTGAGTTTGGTGGCGAAAACCCTATTAGCATGTCCGAGTATTACCAAGACGCCGTTCCAGCGCTTGTAACGGCTAACAACGCAAATGTCGGCGATGTCGGTGAGGCATTAGCGATGAGTGACTTTTATGATGGTATATTGGCCACGCTGTTTACCGTTGAATTTATAGGCGGCGGTGGCGGCGGAGCAGGACACAGTATGTCAAGCGGTAACCCTGCTGGCTCTGCGGGAGGCTCCACGGGCCTTACTGCAGCATCAGGCGATATGTTCGGTACAAACGGAGTAGAGCTTACTGGAATATCAACAGGTGGCGGAGCTGGTGGCCCTACTGGAAGCAATGGAACTCTTACGTCAGAGGCTGGTGAGGCATCATATTATGGAGCTGGCGGAAACGGCGGAGCGAACTCAGGTTCGGGGAATTACACAAATGGTTATTCTCCCGCTGCAACTTCTTATGGCGCTGGCGGTGGGTCAGGCGGAACCACGTTTCAGTGGAACGGAGGTTTTGGAGGGAGAGATGCCACTAGACGTGAATTTCAGTTTTACGGCGTTCCGTCAGCATCAATTACTGTCACCATTGGAGCTGGTGGCGCGGGCGGCAATGGCAGCTTGACAAACGGTGGCGCAGGTGCCGCTGGCTACGCTAAATTCACAGTAGGCAACGATGTGCAAGAGTTTACATCATCAGGAACATATACGGTGCCATCATGACGTTAATACCAATAGACCTCCCAGCAGGCGTATACAAGAATGGCACAGACTTAGAGGGCCAAGGCAGGTGGCAGGACGCGTCACTGGTGCGTTGGCGTGACAATACGCTGCGTCCAGTTGGTGGGTGGAATGAGCGTAAAACTGGTTTCAGCACAAACCCGATACGAGGCTTTCACACTTGGGAGGCCAACGACGGCTCACGCTTTTATGCGGGTGGGTCGTATAACGAGCTAAAGGTCGCCACCGCAAACAACAACGTATACGCTATCACGCCAACTGGTCTTACAGCGGGTGATGAGCATAGCACCATTGAAACGGGTTATGGCTATGGCGCATACGGCGATGGCACATACGGCACAGAGCGATCTGCATTCGGCTCTTACTCAGAGGCCAACACTTGGTCGCTAGACAACTGGGGTGAGTACCTTGTCGCCGTATCATACGCGGATGGTAAGATGTACGAGTGGCAGCTCAACACATCCAACGCGGCAGCGCAAATCTCTAACGCTCCGACAGGCAATCTTGGCCTAGTCGTGACAGAGGAGCGCACAATCTTTGCATTAGGCGCAGGTAACAACCCGCGCAAGGTGCAGTGGTGCGACATTGAGGATAACACCGCGTGGACTGCGGCGGCGACAAACCAAGCTGGCGATATTGAGCTACAGACAGCAGGTCAGATTATGCAGGGCATTCGCACACGCGGTCAGGTGCTAATACTGACTGACATTGATGCGCACTCTGCGCGATATAGTGGCCCTCCCTTTGTTTACGGCTTCCAGCGTGTCGGCACAGCCTGCGGTGCAATATCCCGCGCGGCGGCAGTTGATACAGATGCAGGTGTGTTCTGGATGGGCCAGCGCGGCTTCTTCCGCTTTGACGGTAACATTGTCCAAGAAGTGCCATGTGACGTGTTTGACCATGTGTTTGGCGAAATACAGGATCGCAACAAGTCTAAGACGTGGGCGTGGAACAACTCAGAGTTTGGCGAGGTTTGGTGGTTCTATCAGTCTGAAGCTCAGTCCGACACTGGCGAGATCGACAAGTACGTTGCATACGACTTCAAAGAAAACCACTGGCACATCGGGTCGCTGTCCCGTACTGCGGGCGCACCGCGCGGCGTATTCCGTCATCCGTTCTTGCTAGACAGCACAGACGTGTATCAGCACGAAGTTTCTGGTACGGGCGCTACGAATATGTTTGCTGAAACTGGCCCAATACAACTTGGTAACGGCGACAACATTCTGCACGTTACACAGATGATCGCCGACGAACGCACAAAGGGTGACGTGCAGCTAAAGTTTAAGACGCGTTTTTACCCGAATAGCGCTGAAACAGAGCATGGCCCATTCAACCCAGCAACGCCGACAGGATTGCGCTTCGCTGGTCGCCAGTTCAAGATGCGCGTGGAGCCAGATGACGGCTCAGAGTTTAGACTTGGCATTGTTCGTGTCGATGCGCAGCAAGGGGGTAAGCGGTAATGCCGATCCCAACGCTGCCAGTTATCGGAGCAAGCCTTGATCAGTGGGGCAGACAGCTTACGCAGTATTTGTCGCTCAACTTGTCTAAGTTGGGCTTTAAGACTGCAGACGATAACCCGTCTGATAACGGCATCATCTTATGGGATGAGGTAAACGGCTACCCAGTCGTGTCCAAGAATAACGAGTTCGTGCAGATCGTCTTGGAGGATGGCCACGCTTCTTTTCATCGAACCACAGACGTTACGGCAGCGGCTGTGAATACGGCGTACGCAATCACGTACGACGCGCCAAGCGGGAACGTCGGGATTGACCGCGACGATACGGATAACAGTAAGATTGTGTTTGAGCAGGCTGGCGAATATCTCGTCATGTTCTCTGCGCAGATTTCATCAACATCGTCTAGCACGGTGAAGTTTTACTTCTGGCCAAGGCTTAACGGTACAGACGCAGTCAACAACACGATCATATATGCGCTACATCAAAACGATGCCACACAGGTCGTATCACGTTCCGCAAAGTTTGACGTGAGCGCAGGCGACTACTTGCAAGTAATGTGGGCAGTGGATGTAACGTCAGGCTATTTAGACGCGTCAGCGGCGACAGCGTTTTCGCCAGCCGCGCCCGCAACGACGCTGCATATAACGAGGATGCATGGCTAAAGATACACACATAAATGAGTTAGAGCGCTGCAGGCCTTGGATAGAGCAAGCTATTGAGCGATCTGGAAATCTAAATACTTGGGGCGAAGTTGTCCTTGGGGTCGGAGATGGGCGAATGCAGCTCTGGCCTGCAGAGCGTGGGTGCATTATCACAGAAATAGTGATATACCATCACACAAAGTGCTTGCATGTATTTCTTGCAGGCGGCGAATTGGATGAAATTTTACAAATGACCGAAAATGTGAAAGAATGGGCAAAATTGCAGGGCTGTTCATTTGCCTCGTTTGATGGTCGTTTTGGATGGCAGAAACCTTTGGAGAAACTAGGCTGGAAGCCTCACTCCATAACAATGCACTTGGAGTTTTAATATGGGCGGCAAAAGCACGACACAAGTCCAGAAAACAGAGATACCAAAGTGGTATGAAGATGCTGCAAAGTTGCAGATCAAAAGAGCTGATGAGGCGTATACTCTGGGCAAAATGCCATACATGGGACCAGAGGTTGCTGTAATAAATCCAGCAGAAATGGCAGCATCGCGCAACGTTGGCCAAATGGCTTCTGCTTTTGGGCTTGAAGCGCCTGCAGAATTAAGCATGGGCGATATGCCAACAGTTACGCAGGGCGGAATGACTGGGTATACATCTTACCCAGCTTATATAGCGAATATGGAGCGCCTTAGAGAGCAGCGCCCAGACCAGTATGATTTCTTCTCACGCATGACTGGCTTCGATCCAATTACTGGCGCGTCCGTGCAGCAGATGTCAACTTTACCCTCGCAAGCGCCTGCCCCCGCTCCTGCGCCTGCTCCAATTATTAATCAGAATATTGGTGGGGAGGATAACATAGACAATATCGCTCTGCACAGGTCACTTTTCCCGCAACCAAGCTCTCGCCTAGATACTAAGGGTCAGATTGGAAAATATGAAAAGCCATCAGGTGGTGGACTATTTAGCGGCATAAAAAGTTTTTTTGGAGGCTAATATGGGCGCAGCAGCAAACCAACCAATAGAAAACGTGTTCCAAGGCTCATCTGCAGCAATGCAGCAAGCAGGCCAAACGTATGGCGGCATGACTGGCTTTCAGCCAAGTGCAGCTCAATACATGAACCCGTACACTGAACAGGTCATCGAGCGTACTCAACAAGACATCGCGCGGCAACAACAACTAGCTCAGAACCAACTTGGCTCTCAGGCTCAGGCTGCAGGAGCATTTGGCGGTTCGCGTCATGGCGTAGCTCAGGGCGTTATGGCTGGCGAGTACGGCAGAATGGCTGGCGATATTGCAGCTCAGCAAAGGCAGCAAGGCTACAACCAAGCTCTCGATACAGCATTCCGTACTGCAGGAGTACAGCAAGCTGGAGCTAGCGGATTAGCTGGGCTTGGCGGTCAGTTGTTTGGAATGGGCCAGCAAACTCAGCAAGCGATTAGCGGTCAAGGTCAGTTTCAGCGCCAACTTGAGCAAGCCATGCTTGATGCTGCCAAAAACCAGTTTTATGGTGCGGCAGGTGCGCCGCTTCAGGGTCTTGGTGCGCTGTCTGCCGTTCTTAGTGGCCTAACAATTCCAACATCATCAACTGGGACAACAAGCACACCATTCAATCCTTTGGGTCTAATTACGGCGTTTATTTAGCATGGACTATCGCAACCTAGCATATCAAACCGCGCAAAAGTATGGCTTGGACCCTGATATGTTTGTCAGGCAAATCCAAGCAGAAAGCGCATTTAACCCCGCAGCCGTAAGCTCTGCGGGGGCTATTGGTTTGGGGCAGTTGATGCCTGCTACGGCAAAAGAATTGGGGGTAGACCCGACTGATCCAGCACAAAACCTTGAGGGTGCTGCGCGTTATATGAGGCAGCAGTTAGATCGTTTTGGCGATCCTGCTTTAGCTTTGGCTGCTTACAACGCTGGACCATCCCGTGTCGCTAAGGCGAACGGTATTCCTAAAATTACAGAAACACAAAACTATGTTGCCAAGATACTTGGTGGAAAAGGCGGTGCGTCTATGGCAGATCAACCAACACAAACTCAGCAGTCACAAGGCTTGCTTGGCGGGCAGGGTATAGGCGGCGCACTTGGACTAAGCGACGATTTTCGTGATCGACTAAAGATGGGCATTCTGCTTGGCTCTGATCCGCAGCGCTTTGCGCCTGTTATTGCTGGGATACAAGAGCGTGGCAAGGAGCGTCGGGCTGAGGCTAAGGAGCAGCGCCAACGCAATAAGAGCTTAGAGTACCTAAAACAACGTGCCGATGCGGGTGATGCGTTAGCTAAACAATATTACGAAGCTGCGGCAACGGGCGTTTTGCCTGTTGGCACAGGCATTGCGGGCTATTTAGAGCAGGTAAATAAGGTTCCTAAAGTTTCTGAGGCAGAGAGAAAAATTCAGCGCCTTATGGAGACTGGCCTTGATCGCGCCACAGCAATCGCTATTGCTGATGGAAGAGTTGCTGTAAGCCGTGATCCAGTAACTCAGCGTGTAACACTTGTGGATAAGGGGACATTCCAAACCATTGGACAAGCTCCAGACGCAGTTGCAGATGAGGTTGGTGGCGTCCCACCCGCAGGAGAAGCAGAGGACAGATTTAAAGACTTGCCAGTCGGTCAGGCTGGAGGCTTGGTTGGATGGGGCGCAAATATAGCAAACCTAGTCACTGACGCACTGGGTGCTGGACAGCAGTTCCCCAAACTTGGCGAAGCGCAAGCCGCCATGAATGACCTGTCTAAGAGAACCATCCTTATGCTTGATGCTGATTTTGCTGGAAAACCATCAAACTTTACAAGGGAAATAGTTGCAGACCTAACAGTCAAGCCAGCCGAAGTTTTCCAAGGCTCCACTCAGTCATACCAGAAAACTGTAAACATGATCTCTGCGCTAGAGGAAGCAATTTCTGGAGCAAAGGCAGCGCTGCAAAATCCAGAGCAACACAGTCCTCAGAAAATAAGGGAGGCCGAAGGCAGTGTCTCCAAGCTGCAAGGCCTATTGGACGACTATATATCCCTTAGAAATGCCTTTGAAAGAAAAGGTTTAGCATCGCAAGGCGCATCAAACGGTCAGCCCACTGTTGTGCAGACAGATCAAGATCGTGCGCTAATACAAAAATACAGTGACCCAAACTACATTCGGGACAATATGCTCCCATCACCTGATTAATAGGCTGAGATATGGTTGAATACACATACGAACAAGTCATGCAAGCTCTTCGAGCGGCAGATGCTGCTGGCGCTACTGAGGACGCGCGTAGGCTTGCTCAAATAGCGCAATCAATGTCTCAACCAAGCACACCTGCAGAGCCTCAAGGTCCAACTTTTAAGTCTGTGATGGGGCAGATTAACAAGGAGATCGCAGAGGGCGCAGGCGGTTTGATTGACTTTATCAACCCGTTCGATGAGTACACTGGATCAGCGGTTGAGGGCTTAAAATCAGCAATGCGTGCAGGTGGCATTGAGGTTGCTGAGAGAGAGGCGCAGGGCCGTTTGGAACGTGCTGGTGCGGGGATAGGGCAAGCAGCATCTGCGGTTATCCCAGTAGCAAAAGGCGCTCAGTACCTGCAGCAAGCTGGTGGACTTGTCGGTCAAGTTGCGCGTCAGGTCGCTCCTTCCCTTATGACAACAGGCGGTGTTGCTGCTGAACTTGCCGCAGGGGCAGGTGCGGGTGCAGCGCAAGCAGAAGCTGAACGCAGAGGTTACGGTGAAACAGCGCAGCAAATCGCAGGCATTGCTGGCGGTATAGGTGCGGGCGTGGTGCCAGCGGCAACAAGAACAGTTGGGCAGGGCATTAGCCGTGCTGCAGATTATCTGCCTGTGCGTGCCGCAGGGCGTGCAGTAGCAGCTCAGTTTGCTCCATTTACAGAAACTGGCGGGACTAGACTTGCCTCGCAAAGATTTCAAGAGCTTGCAGGTGGAAAAGATCGTGCGGCAGCTATAGCTGAAAGAATGGGTGCAGAAAGCGAACTTGGCCTAAGCCCAGCGCAGATGACAGGCGAGGAAGCACTTATTCGCGCAGAGCGCAAGGCCATGCAGGATGACCCGTCACTTGCCGCACGCATAGAGGCGCAAAGAGTGCAGTCAGAGGCCACAGCAGCGCAAGCGCTAGGGCAAGATGGGAGCGTAAAGGTTGCTCAGGACTTTTTGCAGAACAGAATTGCGTCCTTTGAGAACACGCTA